GCGGTGGGTATTAGTAGTTCATTGTCATGTGGGGGATTTTATTACTAGCAACTAACTTAATAAATTCAGTCGCTAATTTTTCATCAAATCCGTTACTTACTAATGCCTGTAAAGTTTCTTGGTTATACTTGCGACGATGCTCCTTATCAGCCTGACGTTTAGCTTCTTCCTGGCGCTTACGTTCTTCTTCTGCTAATCGCGCTTGTTTTGCTTCCTGTACTTTCTTGCGTTCAGCTTCGATAGCTAATTGCTTCTCGCGCTCTGCTCGTTCCTGAGCTTCTTTAGCATCACGTTCTGCCTTTTCCTTGGCTTCTTTTGCCGCTTGCTCTGCACGTTGAATAGCTTCCTGCTTCTCGCGCTCTGCTCGTTCGGCAGCTTCTTTTGCTTCACGTTCGCGCCGTGCTGCTGCTTCAATTTCTTGCTGTGCTTTGCGCTCAGCTTCAAGTCTTGCCTGTTCCGCAGCTTGTCGCTTCATTTCTTCTTCACGAGCAATGCGTTTGCGTTCCTCTTCGGCTTTGCGCAAATCAAACAACTCGTTCATTTGCAGAGCTTCTTCGTGATCAACTTCGATTTGCTTCTTAAGCGCCTCAGCTTCTTCGCGAGCTTTTTCTTGTGCTTCCCACTCTGTTAGTGGCTTGCGAATATCTGTGCTTAATGCATCTAGTTCATCACGAAATATCTTGCGATTAGCATCAACTTTTTTGGGTAGCTCTTTTAACTTATCGACAACCGCTTTACCTTCCTTGTCGATATACATTTTTGTTTGAGCAACTTTGTACGCCAGAGATGCAAAAGCCTTTCGGTTTTTAGCTACTGAGAAATCACTGTCGAGTTCTTTACGCTCTTCTTCTGCAAGAGATTTAATGTGCTCTAGCATCTGATTTACTTTTTCTGGTGCCGTAAACAAATCTAGCGCCGTAGCTTGTTCAATTACGACTAATTCATTTGCCAT